AGTCTCCTCTTGATACGTCGACACCCATAACGTACTTATGTCCGTTAACAGGTTCTTTCCAAATCCAAAGTCCTCCACCCATCATTTTTGCAATTGGGTCTTTAACTTGGTTTTTAGATATGTCTAACATCATTTCAGAATCAAATACGTTATCACCTGAACCCAAGAAGTTACATTCCAACTCCTGAGCCACTTTACGTCTATCGTATTTTAATTTTTTAACCATCCCTTCGAACCAAGACGAACATGGTTTGTACCCTTGTTCAATATAATCGGTAACTACTGAGTGGTCTCTTTCATATGGATTTTCCATAGATAGGTCAACAACAACATCATCAATATTGTATTCTTCTCTATTCAAAAGGAAATGAACCAAATCATTGGTCTTAACCATATATAGGTCTTTTGTATATCGTGGGTCACGATGCCAAAACATTTCAGTGACCTTGAAATCGTTCATGCCTCTCAATGATTGGTCATAGATTTCATAGTAAATTGCGTCGTATCCGTTTGGAGTTGAAACTACAATTACTTTACCCCCTGTAGATAGGGACGCCATACAGGCAGCCCAAAAATCTCCGTCAGCCTCTATATAGGCCGCCTCATCAAATATTAGGATGGTAGGAGTATAACCCCTCAGTGCATCTCGTGATGTTGCAACGGCTTTAACTTCACAACCATTTGTTAATTTAAAATGTCTTTGAGTCTAACTTGTTGGCAATAACTAATATTTTTTCAGGTTTAGTTTTTTTGGCAAAAACTATTCGTTTTGAGGCCCAAGCAGCGGTAACTGTTGAAACCCCTGCCTGTCTGTATTTCAAGGCAACGTTTTCATTGTAGTTATCGTAATCTTCGATTAGCGTTACTTGGTCGGGGAATAAGTCTAACGGAACGTATTTGGATACGGTGTTATCGTAGGTCTGTAAATAAGTACGAAGTGCGTAAGGAGTATTCCTCATACACTTCGTTACTTCTATAATTAATTGTTCTCTATTCACAAGAGTTAGGTTATTTAGGTCTCGAAATACCTAAACTACCCAAGAAATCGTCTAAACCATCGTCATCATCATTATCGTCACCACCACCATAGTTGTCCAAGTCCGAACTTTCTTCTTCTTGATAATCTTCAAAGTCACTTTTTAATTGTTGTGCTTCTCTCATTATCTCCTTGAATCTTGCGGTTGCTTTTTTAACTTTTGATTCGTCTTCTGATATAGCTTGTCCAATAACTTCTAAAAATTCTTGAGCTGGTATTTGGTACAGTAAAGTATGAAACCAGTTTATCAAACCCTTATTTGATTCTTCGTACATTTCATCAGGTAATGCCAACCTAATTTTTTCTACGATTTCAGGGCCTATTCTAAGTTGCATTGGTTCGTTAGATAAAACATCTACTTGACCTTGAACTTTTTGACGTAATGAAGGGTCTTTAGGTAGACCATATCTTCCTTTACCCTCTTCAATTCCTTTAATAATTTCGTGACATAAAATTGGGAAAATCATACCTTCAGCAACAATTTTTGTGTCTGGTTTTTCTTCTCCTTCTTCTCCTTCTTCTTCACCCTCGTCATCATTATTTTTCAATTCAACTTTACCAGCAACTCCTTGTCCTGTTTGACTCATCATTTCAATCATCTGTTCCATACTAAAATATAGGAAGTCGTTGATTGCCATAATACCCAAATAGTCTCTGTATAGAGATGGGTCGATTTCATCTAATCTTGCTTTAATGTCAGGTTTTTGAAAAATGTAATGTCCTTTCTTTGCTGCTCCTTGAATAATGGCGTTGATGATGTTTCTTTTGTGTTTTTCTAACTCAAGGAGTTCTTCGTCCGTTAAGTCTTCAACATCAAACGATGGGATTTCAGGAGTTTCGTTTTCATCTTCTTCTTCCTCTTCTTCATCTTCAGGTTTCATTCTAAAATTACCTGTGTTGATAGGTTGTCTATTAAGTAATGCCTCAATTTCATACCAATCCGCAGGTACTTCAGTTTCTTCTAAAGCGGCTTGTTTGGCAAGTTCTTCTAATTCTTCTCTATGTTGACCCTCAATTCTCATAATTGACGGTAATTTTCTCATCATCTCTTGGTATATCATACCTTGAGTTTGTTGAGAACTTAAATTGTCAATACCTGTAACTTGACTTAGTTTTTCTGCAACTTTTTGAAAACGATTACTAACTAACCTTTGTACATCCTCAGGTCCTTTTTTCATGGCAGGATTTTGAGCATATAAATTTTCAGGACTAGCCAATTTTCTTTCTAAATTTGGGTCCATTCTTTCGGGTCTATTCCCGTAATCTAATTGTTCTTTAACTCTCTTTGCCATTTTAATTTTGTAGTAGGTTTAATATTACGTCAATAACTTTATCTTTTGTTTCTTCTGCAGAAGGTCCTTTAGCCTTTGGTGCAGGTTGTTCACCTGGGTTAGGATTCTTTCCTGGGTGTGCAGGTCTTTGTGGTTTTGTACCAGGTTTTGTACCAGGTTTGGTTGTTGGTTTTGTAGGTGCTACAGATGGACTATTTTCATTTGTCTCTTTCTTAGCCTTTGGTGCAGGTTGTTCACCTGGATTAGGATTCTTTCCTGGGTGTGCAGGTCTTTGTGGTTTTGTACCTGGCTTTGTGTCAGGTTTTGTTTTTGGTTTTGACGGTGCAACAGATGGACTGTTCTCAGTCAAGTATTTCACCAAATCACCTTTAGTAATTCTTGGTGGTAAGTTTTTTTCTACGATTTTCATGATTTGATTTTCAATAAACAAAGATACAGGATTTTTTCCTTCTGCCAATTGTTTTTTTACTTCTCTTACACATCTTTCCCATTTTCTAGATTTCTTAGGCCCTACTTGAGAATGGCAAATTGCCCATGGATTTGGTTCATCTTTCTTTTTCTTAGATTCACCCATTTCTTTTCTATTGTTATCACTATCATCATCCATTCCATCAGGTGCCATATCATCAGACATGTGTGGAGTTTCTTGACCTGTAGCGGTTTGCATTGCATCGGCACCAAGAGCATCATTATTTTCTAAATCGTCTTGTTCTGCTGTCACCATAACTTCTTTGGTGTTTGGGTCTTGGGTAATACTCATATCACCAACTTTACCACCTTTAGGTCCTACCTTATAAGTCTTTTTTGAGGGTATTTCAGTTACTTGCTCACCAACTAATCTTGTGTGCAGTATATTGATTTGAGACTCATCTAATTTTGAAACCGTTTTAGATGATAATCCTTTTTCAATAAGTTCTAATGCTTTTTTATTAATTTTCATAAATTACTTTCTTTTCAAATTCTAAAATCAAATCCTTTTCATAGAGTTTGTCTTTTATTTCTTGTTCAGTCATTCCAAATCTAAAAACTAAACGTTTCTGTCCATTTTCTTCATCGGTTTCCCAGGCTAACGCAACAACATCGTCAATTGCGTCTATCATACAAAAAAAATCGGAGTTCTGAATCAATTCCAATTTTATATCAGTATTTCTCAGAACTCCTACTTTTTTAATATATTTTAATTCAGGTGGAGTCGGGTAACCATTCGATGGTTTACTTTCCCAAGACTCTCCCCACACATCTAGACTGTCAGAGAATATGAATTCGTAAAGATTGTCTCCCTTGTAGTTGGGGCCTAAACCGTTTACGTATATCAATTTACTCATATTACAATATTTGTCCTTCAGGTGTTATTCTAATTTGTTTACCTCTGTTTTCAAACACTAAGTTTTTCTTGTTTGTCACTCCAACAATCTTAGCTAAAGAATTTTCAGTTAAGAATTTTTGTGAAGCCAATTCTTGTTCAATAGTTTCAGTTAATTTAACAACTTCTTTCATTTGTTTTCTAACCTCAGCAATCTTACTTAATTTTTTCTTAGCATTTCTTTCTCTACTTTCAATAATTTCTTTTTTAGAAATCTCAAAATATTTTGAAATTACTTTATCTACTTTAGATTCACCAAAGATACTATCGATAATTGCTCCGTTTCCGTAGTCCATATCTCCTTCTTCCATATCTTCATTTTCGTAATAACCACCTTCTTCCATTTCACCTTCCATTGGAATGTCCATGTCAGCTTGGATATCTTCAACTTCACTATCATCAGTCAAGTCTTCTCCGTCCATGTCGTCACCACCTAAGTCTTCTTCTTGACCTTCAAGTTTGTCCATGATATCATCTCTATCTTCTTCACTTAATGAATTTAAGTCTAAAGATGAAATAACCATATTAATAACATATTTGATATCTTCAGAAGTCATTCCTTCTTCAGTATCTAATGTTCTTATCTTTTGAGTTAACTTACCTGTTAATTTTTGGATTGTTTTAAACGTTACTTGTTCGTCATCTCCTCCGTCCATTTCCATGTCCATATCAGTGTCCATTTCCATATCACCTTCAGGTCCCATCTCTTCAGAGTCCATACTAAAATCCATTTCTTCACCTCCTACAGGAGACGCTGGTAATTCAGGTGCAGGTACTGGTGGTGGAGCCATTGGTGGTACCGCAGCCTCTACAGGAGCAGCAACCTCTTTAGGTTTTGGAGTTTTTAACGTAAATCTTTTTTGTTCTCCAAACATTGAAGTACCTTCTTCATTTTCGTTAATTCTATTCAACTCACCCGCAACTAAGTTTAATCTTTTTAACGCTTGAGAATATGAAGAATAGTATTTTCTATTTTTCATTGGCTCAATGTAATCAGTCTCAGATTCTGAGATAGCTTTCTTAATGATATAACCTTGTCTTTCTTTTACGATTTCATAGTTGTTACCATCAGATAAAGTTTTATTAAACTCAGTTTTTGATGTTTCATTTATAGTAGTTGGAATTGTCTCGTTAAAACGAGCAATTTCCATAATTCTTCTTAATTTATCTTGGCCTTGAAGTTTTTCGCTACCAATTGCTTTTAAATCTCCCATATTATGATTTATTTTTTTTTAATTATTTAATCCTTGAAAACCTCCTAATGAGATTGCGTTTAGTTGTACAATAGACTCATTACCATCATTACTTGTCATTACCGAATATGGAACAGTTGACCCCGAAGGTGCTGTTCCCCCACTAAAACTACCTAACATTCCAATAGTATATTCATACTGTTGATTTACTTCAATCACAAACCCTAAAGTAACACTTGGAGTTGGTGTTGATGTTGGTGTTGATGCTGGTGTTCCTGTTGGAGTTGGTGTTACAGATGCAGTGCCTGTTGGCGAAGCCGTAATACTTGGTGTTGGAGTTCTTGTTGCGGTATTAGTAGGTGTTTGAGTAGTTGTTGATGTATTTGTTGGCGTAGGTGTGTTAGTCCCTGTTGCCGTATTAGTAGGTGTTTGAGTTGTTGTTGGTGTATTTGTTGGGGTCTTAGTTTGAGTTGGGGTTGGTGTTACAGATGCTGTACCTGTTTGTGTTTGAGTTGGTGTATTTGTTGGGGTTGTTGTTGGAGTTGTTGTAACAGATGCAGTTGGAGTTGGTGTAACGTCTCCAGAACATTCAAAACATGTATTCCATGGACCATTGTAGATAGTAGCAACCGCAGCTAATGGGGTATCAATACCTGGGCCAACCGTATAACAACTATTTCCTCCATTAATTATAAGGTCATATATTTTACCCTCAATTAAATCATCTTCTGACTTAATGTATAACTGTGTAGAAGAACTACAAGATGATGCTATGTAATAATTAAATGCCATTTAAGTTTTTTTCTTTATAAATATACGATTGTTTACATTTATTAAGGAATAGTTATTAGTCTTCTAACTTTCTTTCAACTGAAAGACCTTTATCTATCACATTATTTGCGGTGTCGAATAGTTTTTGAATATGTCCTGACCTACGTAAAAATTTAAAAACTAAATTCTCATATGACAGTTCTCCATCTTTTTCAAGACCAGATTTTCTATAATCTTTCAATTTGTCTTTAATAGAATCCAAAGTTTTTGTTTCATCAGATTCAAGACCTTTATCAATTTTTTCGACCCAACAATCAATTTTATTTTTAAGGACTTCTTTATCTACTTCCGCTTTAAATTTTTTAGGTTTGGTTACCCATTCATTATTCATAACAGAATATACCCCCGAAGCATAATGAGATTCCTCAAGGTCTTGGGCATATAATTCAACATCATATCCGTAAATTTTAATATTATGTCTGTCGTTAAAAACTTGTTTTTTTAAATTGAATAACTCCTTATATAATTCGGAGTCGTCTTCGTATTGTTTTAAATCTACAATTATATGTAAATCAAAATCTGAAAATTCTGACCAATTGAAATTTGCTAACGAACCTGTTAGTACTACGTCGTCAACAAAAACCTCATCTCCCAAATACTCAATAAACTCATCCGCAATGCGTTCAAG